TAATAGCATTTACGGCAACTAATGGCTCTCCCTTATAATTTGTTAATAGATAGAAATTCTTTTGTTTGCGCAAAGGGTGAATCTTTGCATACTTTGCGAGAATATCTGCCAATTCTGGATTAACGGCAACTTCTTGCATGTTATACGTTCCAGATGTTTTATAATTATTGAATTCAAATTTTTTCATTTTTGGCAAATAATAGTTAAATTCTGGATTTTCAATTATATTTTTGTCATTCACATATAACATAAGCTGATAATCTTTATTCCTTCTGGGCGCCTGGCATACATATAATGATAATACAACAAAGTCGAGAATAATATTCCATTCTTGATCATTTACTTTCTTTTTTGATAATAATGGCATTGCTTGCGATTTAAGATCTTCATAAATTTCCATTACTTGACCCTGTTCAATCCAATTAGTCTGTTGGCTTTCGCTCTTTTTATTATTTCCGCTTTTTAATTCATCCGCTAATTGCATCATTAGAGAATAATAAAAATCATAAACATCCTCATATTGTTTTAGCCCTCTCAAAGTTGTAACAATAGAGATTAAATATGTTCGCTGTGAATTTGATTTCAGTTTTCCAATTCTCTCTAAAACTTTATCGGTTTTTTTGAGAAAATCATAATCAGGTTGTCCATTTTTTTTTGTTTTTATTTCTTGCTTATTATTAAGTCTAATAATATTTTTTAGATAGACTTGCTTAGTGCTTGCTGTGGTATCCCTTTGTTTGCGCCCACGACGCCCGCCGACTTCTGGGGAGTCTTCAGTGATGGGCATCGCGCCTCCCATTTCTGATATGCGATGCATCGCGTCAATTAATTCTTCGGCCATTTTTATTTTTTATTTTTTAAAAGGTTATATATTTATAAAAAAATAATTTTTTTAATAATAATTATTTATCGGATGTTAATTTTACGGCTAACTCATCAAATGTCTTACAATTGTATTCTTTCTTCATATCTTGCATGAATTTATGAAATTCTTTTCTGCTTATAATTCCGGCCATAAATGCTAAGATACGAATTAATGTAAATCTTCCACATGTATTAATACCATTTCCCCAGCTCTGGTAGTCTATTTTATTATGCTTTAATTTTCCGCCAATTAATTCTTTAAGATAATCAACGGCTTCTCCAAATCGCTCTCTGTCGGCCATTGGTATATGGGATAAATCACCACTTGGAGAAAGACCATAACTATCAAAAAATTCAAAGTTATCACCATTTCTCATAATGCATGTCCAATGGCCAATATTTGCATTAGCACTGACCTCATCTATCAAAAATATTATGGCGCAATCGGTTGGGCGTGACAATACTTGATCAATATTATTATATTTTGCCAATTCTGGAAATCTAATAATTTTAACATTTGGCACTATTTTTTTGAAGTCGTCAGCGCTTACCATATATGACATTGCATCGCACTGCGTAGCAGTCGCTTTTGGTTGAACTCTTTTTTTAAAAGGGTTGTCGTCGCTTTTTTTCATTTTTTTAAAAAGTTTTTTTAAAAAGTTACTTATATATAAGCATGTTTAATAAAAAATCATTTTTATTTGGCTTTGTATTTTTTGCATCATACTCGATAATAAACGACCGCAGGCAATGTCTCGCAATGGAGAGAGGATTAAAAGAATTACTTCGAGTACAAAGAAAAATAAGCGATTCAAAGTAATTCTAGAAAATGGCGATAGTTATGATTTCGGATTATTGCATGGATCGACGTACGTAGACCATGGAAATACATATTTGAGGACAAATTATTGGAAACGCCATTATGGAAATCAAAGAGAGCGGAAATTAATAGATTCACTCACGCCCTCCCCCGCTTTATACTCAGCGTATATTTTGTGGGGGTTGAGTACAAATATTAAAAAAAATATAAGAGAATTAAATCGATTATTGTAATGACACTATTCAAATGGGCCAACGCCTATATCTATATCTTCTGAGGGGAAATCAATTTCGGTTTGAGCATCTCGTTTATTTTTGGTGTTTTTTCTTTCATCATATTTATCTTTCATTAATATGCTTAATGCTGATACAATTAACCCAACTGTAACACCTGCGGTCATACCTTTTACTGTATCTGATGTTATAACTTTATATATAGCGTTGCCCGCTTCACTTATTTTTTTTGCGCTAACGGTGCCAGCTTGTTCAATGTTTTCTTTAAGGCCAGTTCCAGCGGATTCTCTATGTTTATTTACTATGGCCTTAAGTCCTTGCACTTTTTTGGATTCTTCTTGTTCTGTTTTAATTTCAGACATCGCCTCTTTAGCAATTTTTTCCAAATTTAATGGTGATTTTGCGCCCGTGATGCCACTGATAAAATTTTCTAAATAAGATTTCCCTTTTTTAGTTGGTGACCTCATATGTATTCCAGATTCTTCTTCTTTTGGGTCTTTAGCATTAAATTCAGAAAATATTATTTTATCTAATATTGCCTCACCCCTTTTATTTGACCATTTTGGCCAATTTGCTTTTATCATCTCATACCATTTATCGGAATTTAAAGCTGTGTCAAATTCTTCATCAGTTACATTTTCATTATTTTTTACTCTTGCTATAATGTCATCTACATCCACTGTGGTGCTTGATTGCGACTCTAATATTTCTTGCGAAGATGGATTAAATAATGAGTCCATTTGTCTTTTGCTGTATTCTCCTATTTTTCGGCCAGTATATGCAGTTAAAAGCCCTAATGCCGTTAAAATTGTATATTGTAATGCTGATTTTCCTACTAATTTAGCTTCATCGGAATACAACCAATCGGTAATTCTTTTTGCTATTGGTTTAGCATTTTTTTTCTCTTCTTCTAACTTCTTTGCATGTTCTCCAAATTTAGATAAGTCGCCGGCTCGTAATCCAGTACCACTAAAAGGCTCATTATATAATTCAAATGGGTTTTTTGAAATTTCTCCTTGTTTTTGTAAATTAATTCTTTCTTTATAAGGCATTCCCATATAATCTAAAATTTTATCTTTCATTTCATCGGTGATATCTACGCCCATCTCATCAGCCCATGCCTTTGCCTTTATTGCTTTAAATACCCCAAAGCCACCTAATGATAATAATGCCGTAATTAATGAAAATAATGCAACTTTGTCCATTCCTTTAGATTTAGCAAACATAATTAATTCTGTTATTTTTTTCGCGGATTCTTTTAGCCCTTTATTGGCTTTACTTGTCAGACCCGCTGCAAAATATGTGGGCATATTTTCTTTATCCGTTTTTATGTCCTCCCATTCATGTCTAAGTAAATTTAAATATTTTTTAGTAATAATTTTTTCTTTATTGTCGATCATCTGCGACCCGACTTTATATCCAATGCCACTTAATCCCGCAATAATTAATGCAGTTAATGCTTCTTTTCCCAAATTTTTAGCCCCTTTACTATTAATAATTTTACGTATGTGATTTTTAATATCAGATAATTTTGAACTAAAACTTCCACCGGCTTGTTTTTTTAATCTCCCTGCAAAAGTTCCCTCCTCTTGATGTCCAGTACTTGATTCATGGAATTCTTCTTCTTCGGGGGACTCATACGACTCTTCCTCCTCAGACTCATATCTTGTTGGTAGTATTATTGGGGTTCTTGGTACGCCATTAACTATACGGCGAGTGTCAATTTCATATTTTGCATTTTTATATGGGTCACCCATAGTTTTCTTTGGATTATCTAATTCAAATTCAATTTCCTCGAGCCAGTTTTTTTGTGGCGCCATTGGTGGCGGTGTTTGCGCACTTCTAAATGCATCCATTACGTCTGCTAATTTTTTTTCATGTGCCTTTTCCAGATTTTTTTTATGGGTAGCCATTATTTCTTCCCCATGGACATTAAATAAATCTTGTGACAATTTTGCGGTACTATTTACGGCTTTATATCCGCCATAGCCCATAACTGCTAAAATAATGGCGGTTAATGCTCCTAATCCTATTTTTTTAGCCTCATCGGTATTTAACGCACCATAAACTTTATCAGATGCATCTTTAAATTTTCTTTTAAAATCCGTAAATGTAAAACCCTTTCCCTTTAGAGGCTTATGCTTTGACGTCTTAATAGATATATCTCCCTGATTAAATCTATCTCTTATACTATTAAATGCATCGCGCACAATTTCAGGGTTTCCGGTCAGTTCAACATATTTATCTATTACTTTTTTAGTATGTGGATTTGATGGATTTAATGGGTCTCTTGAATATTTTACAGTCGTTAAATCAAATTCTTCCGATGGATCATTAATTGGCTTTCCTCTTTTAGTTAAATAATATGCGCCAGCAGTTCCGGCGGTTGCTAATGCTGTAGTTATTAAACCAATTAATACATTTTTACTTATTTTTTTGCCCTTTTCGGATGTTATATCCTTATATAGTTTATCAGATATTTCTTTTGCTCTTTTACCAATGCTCATATCTTTTTTGTGGTGTTGTTTAAATAAAGACTTATATAAAACAAATTAAAAAAAAAGATATATTATTTATTCAACCCTACCCAAAACAAAGCTCTCATTCCATAGCTTTAGTAAAGGCCATGCGTTTTAACATATTTGCTGGCTTCTCCTAATTTCATTCCGTGTTTCTTCATTAATTCGGCTACAATATCACCTCTTACCCTTTCGCCTCGTTTAGTTCCTACAATTTTATTAATCTTTCCGCCTTTTGGCTTTTTTGTCTTACCCATTCGCCTTAATCCCAGTGCGACCTCTTCTTTTCCATCTCCGGATTTTGTTTCTTCTTCCTCCCCCTCAGATTCTTTGCCATATTCATATGGCTTTCTTATTGGTTTTTTTGGTACATATGGCTGTTCGGTGCTTTTGGCTGCCTCATCAACTACGCTTTTAAGTTCTTTTTTTGCTGCCACCATACTCATTGCGCCCTCACTAACTGCCTGAGCCAGTTGCGCTACTTTGGCAGTCATTGCCGGTAAAATTGCTCGGCCTATTGTTGCCGGTACATAAGATGATGCAACTGCTAATAATAAAATAGTGAGCCCAGCCGCTCCGATTTTCATTGCCTCTGGTGTTGATAATTTTTTTAAAATTTCCTTGCCATATGGCCTAAGTTTTTCAATAGCTTCCTGCGACTTTTTATTTAATTTATTGTATGCATCTTTTACATTATCAGAAAATCCAGCACCATCATCATAGTCATCTTCGTCATCACTTGAACTATATCCATTAAGATATCCGGCGCCCTCATCATCACTGGAATCTTCCCCAGTTAAAGGCATATTTCTTTTTAGCATTGCACCGCCTTTAACTTTTTTGTGTATATATCTTCGAATAGGTTCAAATGGCGTAGGATAATCTGGGCGGTCATCCCTTTCTTCAATTATATCAAAAGCCTCAG